TAGATGGGGTTGTGAGACATCATATTGGTACTGTAGTGGATGATGCACTGCTCCACATCTATCCGGGCAAAACCTCGCGGAAGGTGAAATTTCGCATGAAAAGGATCCACAAAATCTACCGGTTGAGGGAGGTGGGATCATGCCGGGAGCGGCAATAGGGGCAATTTTAGGGTTTGCTTTATCCGGGACTGCCCTTGGGATAGGACTTGCAGGGTTCCTCGGTGTTGCAGCCGGTACCCTCTGGATGGTGGGTGCCTCCCTTGGCTCGTTGTTCGACGGACCGGATATCGACCTTGGAGGATCGACGCCTAATTACTCGTTTGGACCATTAAGCAACACCAAATCACAGTTGTTGCCTATCCCGCTCGTCTACGGTAGATGTAGAGTAGGAGGAAATATATTCCTACAGAAATTTGACACCGAAGAGCGGAAGAACATGGATATGATGATAGGGCTATCTGCAGGGCCGATCAATAAAGTTATCTCTGTTTATGCGGACGATCACATCCTTTATGACGAAGCCTTGCCTGACTATACCTATTGGGTGTGGAAGGATGGCAACTGGGATATCGTCGATGCGCTCGCGTATCTTCTGCTCTATATGGCGCGAAAAGAAATCAGGGATATTAACGGGAACGTTGTGACCGGAAAGATCCTTGAAGATTGCTCCTGCAACATCTACACAGGGACGGCAACGCAGAACGCTGACAGCAGAGAGCCGGACGGCAACCCCTATCCCAACCTTGCCTATGTTGCGCTGACACTTAAGGCGCAGGAAGGTTTAAGCGGTAATCCCGTAATAACCTCTATCATTGAGGGTCGCAAAGTCTGGACTCCATCGGGCGTTAGGTTTACCCGCAACCCTGCATGGATAATTTATGACGTGCTTACGGACGCGGAAAATGGTATCGGAATCCCAACGGCCTATATTGACCTTGACAGCTTTGAAGCGGCGGCGGTTTACTGTGACGAGCTCGTGGACGGTGAACCTCGTTTCACACTGGACTACATCCTTGACACCCAGCGACCGGCCGTGGACCATTTGCGATCCATGCTGGCTTGTTTTAGGGGGTATTTCCTCGCCCGCGACAAGATTGAATTGCACGTGGAGCAGGCGGGTGACGTATACAAGGCCCTCGGTCCGGATAATTTCGTGAAGGATAGCTTCACTTGGTGGCAGAAGAGCGGTGATGATTCGCCGAACAGAATCATCCTAGAGTGGATCGACCCGGACAACCACTACGAGCAGTCCTCGGCGGTGTTCGAGTATCAGGAGGATATACAGGCTCGTGGTGTTTTTGAAAAATCATTCTCCGTGCTGGGGATAACGAGATCAAGCCAGGTAGGGCGGCTGGGTCATTACCTGATGGAAACAGCAAAGCGGGTACAAAATTTTTGCTCGTTCCAGGTGGGACTCCAGGATGCCGACATTGAGGCAGGGGAAATTATATCCCTGACCTATCCTGATTTTACGGGGTGGGACGAGAAACCCTTCCGTGTGGTGGCGGTGCAGGACCACGGTGATTCCGGGGTAGTAACCGTCACCTGCGCTGAATACGATGCGACGGTATACGGTGATGATGCGCTGCCAGTCCAGACGCCGATAGTAGACCCGACGCCCGTTACCTATGACGATGTATACGCCCTCACCCTTGAGGATATAGGATATATCGACGTTGACGGGACATGGTTCCCGGTGATTCGTGCGACATGGCAGAACCCGTCCGACTACACGCCCAAAGAAATAAACGTCAGATACCGCTATCAGGGTACGGAAGAATGGACACTTGTACTTAACACAACAAGCACTTTAACATCGGCGAACCTTACAAATCTTACGACAGGCGAAAACGTTGAAGTATGGGTCAATTGCAAAAGACCCAACGGCACATACACGTCAGGTGATGTGGCGGTTATAACCGTAGGGCGGGACGTTATACCTCCTGTGGCTCCAACTTCCCTCACTGCAACGGGATGGTTTGGGAGCATTTATCTGGAATGGTTGAATCCTGCTGACAGGGACTTTAGCCATATCGAGGTATGGGAAAATGCCATTGATAACAGGGCCACCGCAGTAAAAATTGCCGAGACAAAGGGAAATGCATATCAGCGGTACGTAGGGTCGTTCATCACTAGGTACTATTGGGTTCGGGCGGTGGATTTATCAGGCAATATCGGGCCATGGAACGCCCTGGCGGGCACGGCGGGCAACTCCGACCAGGAGAACCATCAGGATTTCGTTGACCTTCTGCTTGAGGAGAACCCGTATCTGCACGAGGCTATCGACGATCTGAATACGCGGATCGACCCGATAGAAACAAATTTACATAATTTCCTTGACGTAACGCTCCCGGAGATTGTGAACGTCACACTCCCCAATATTACCGGCAGGCTGGAGACCGTCGAAGTTGATCTTCCCGGAGCGGTACAGCGGCTCGCGGAGAGAATGAAGGAAATCGACGCGGACGTTATGGATCAACTTCGCTCCGTCTCATCGTCTGCGGTAGATGCGCTGTTGAATATCGCTGAGATCGGGCAGCGAATCACCGACGCCGGGATTGTAGTGGACCCGGACAGCGGCGAGGTAAGAATCTGGGCCGTTGATCAGCTTAAGACAGAGCACGGCGTGAGATTGACTAACGCCGAGAATTTGATATCCGCGACGGAGGCGAAGATCACCAATAAAGTCTGGCTCGCAGACGTGGATTCTCGCATAGCCGAAGCGGTATTCGGCAACGTCGGCGAGTTGCTTGTGTCTGGGCTTGAGGCGCACATCACGAGCGTCGAGCAGGAGCTGAACGCCGCGAAAGCGGAATTGACGCAGAAGGCGAACAGCATAGAAGTAGATGAGATAGGCGGCCGCGTCGGTACTGCGGAAACGAAAATTTCCGGGCTTGAAGCATCGGTTGCTTTGAAAGCGACTCAGGAAGAGGTGGACGAACTCACTTCCAGAGTGACAACCGCCGAATTCACGGTGGATGCACTCAACGGGACCATCGGGTCTGAAATTGTCGCCATCGGTCAGGAAGGGCGCGACCTTGCGAACCTTACCGCCGAGGGTTTGGTCGAAGCCATCCTCAACGACTCCGAGAATCACGACCGGGCAAAAATCCAGCTCGCCACGGCCAAAACGGAAATTTACGCCAGGGTTGAAGAAGGATTGTCAGCCGAAGCTGGGCAGCGGACCGCGCTCGCCGCCGTGGTCAACGGGAATTATTCAACGTACCTACAGAGCACGGAGCTCCTTACGAACAACCTTCGGGCGGAGGTGACGCAACGAGAGCAGCTTCAATCACAGGTTGACGGGTTGGACAGCAGCGTTATTTCCCTGAGTGGGGCCGTCGCGGGGAAGTCCGACGTGATTTACTCGGCAACGCCGCCGGAGGATGCTAAAAATAATGACCTATGGTGTGCGACTGCCGACAGCGGGACGTGTAAGCAGGGTTCGTTTTATCGGCTTGTCAATGAAGTTTGGACGAAGATCACGGACCCGATACTACTGCAAACCCTTGATCCCGATTTTGAAGGATCTCTCGCATGGAAAGCGGATCAGATAGAGGCCGTGGCGAACTCGAAAAACAGGACGTTCCGGCAGTACACCGCGCCGACGACGGGGATGAGCACCGGGGACCTATGGTTTGATTCCGACGATAACAACAAGGCGTATCGGTACAATGGAACTTCGTGGATTCAAACCGACGACCTTCGGATAGCGGCGAATACCGCGAATATCAATACCGAGGCCATCGCCAGAGCAGACGCCGACAGCGCCGAAGCAAGGCGGGTTAACGTCCTTTTCTCCGGCAGTGAAGGAGACCCACTGGCGGACCCGCCTTCGCCTACGAGTGTGCGAGGTCGGCTGCAAACTTCCGAAGAGACGCTGGCGACGCACACGTCCTCTTTAGCGCGGTACGGGCGGCAGTTGACAGCGTCGATAAATGCAAATGTGATAGAAAGTGTGTCTGCACCCGGAAGCCCTACGCCGGGGATGGTCTGGAAATGCACGGCAACAAGCGGAGCATACGCCGGAAAATTCTGGGTTTGGGACAGGACGAGTGAATCTAATCCGTATAGCTGGATAGAGATCAAAGGCATATCGGGAGACCTGTACAGCTCGGTCAAAACGATCAACGCCAGCGTTACGAATCTCTCCGGTGCGATAGCGGGGAAGTCCGACGTGATTTACGCCGCCTCGCCTCCTGCGGGAGCAAAGAGCAACGACATTTGGTGCGCAACAGCGGATTCCAGCGGCTATGAGGCTGGATCGTTCTATCGTTTGAGCGGCGGGACGTGGACGAAGATTACAGACCCGTTCCTAGTCCGAGCGCTTGACGAAAATTTTGAAGGATCTCTTGCTTACGATTTGAAGCAGTTGGCTACACGCGTTGGCGCGAACGAATCCGATATACTCTCTGAGGCCGTGTCGAGGTCCACGGCGGACGATGCCATGTCAAAGACGATTGACGCGGTATCGGGGAAAACGGACAAGAACGAGGCGGACA